GCAGCATCGTCCATTCTGTCAAGAATATACTCAATTGCAAGACCCCATTGCAACGATTCAATGTCTGTTGCTTTTACTGCATAAAGTATATGATCTTTTTTTACTGGATAAAATGCACTACCCGTTGTTCTCATCATTCTGTCATAGATAATATAGGGTTTATTTTCCCAACTGGCTCCCGTCGCTGAATCGCTAAGCGGGAAGAATGGCAAGGTAGATCCATATCTAGTTGCAAAACTAGGTTCAATTTCCTTCATAGTATCCCACAAATATCCATTTACTGCAAGGACTGGAAGTGTTAGATCTGTTAGGCTCATTCAATTCCTCCTAAAACACTTAAGTATTCTTTACCTGCACGAACTCCAACATTTCTTCCAATCCTTGATCCAGAAGGAAAGTATTCAACAAACTCATTTGCTGTTGATAACTTATTCATCAGTGGTCTTAATAATGCATTAGTAAAGTAACTATTAAAAAAAACATTAACGGTTTCTCCAAAACTTCCGGCAACTTCATCTCCACCAGGATGATCTATATATATAGCACTTGTTGTAAATACTGTTTCTCCATTATCCTCAAAAACTAATACATCGTTGTTTTTTGGCTTTATTACTACTTGAATAGAATTCTCCATAATATTTGCTTTGTCTACAAAGGGTTGATCTGAAGTTGTACTAACCGATTTTGATGGAAGAAATTTTCCAGTAAAAGATATGCTGTTTGCTGAAACTACTGGATCAAAATCAAAAAGTCTTGATGATTGATTTCCTGCTTTACCCCATTCATATACGTGATGCAGTCTCAGTGGGTTCATTCTTGCTTGAGAATCAATATATTTACCCAATGCAATAGAAGTAAAGTTAGCAAGTTGATAGTTGAATTCCATTCTCTTTAAATTTATTCCATTCATGAATCCTTCTGAATACTTCACGGTATTTTTTAATATTTTATTAAAATGCATTGCATTAATCTTGGCGCTTATCATGCTATTAAATCACCTTGAATATCTGAACGCTCTAACTGTATTTTATAGTAATCTACCTTATTAAAAGGACCAACATATGGTTGATTTGCTTTAATTTCATATAATGTCGGTGTACCAATAAATCCACCAACAGTTTCAATAAAGAATGATTCATCTGCTTCTAGTCCACGAATATTATTTATTACGATATTAGACAATGGGTAGTATTCTCCATTTGAAGATTTTCTTAAATCTGTTTCGGTTCTTCCCAAAAGCATGGTTTCTAATTTAAAAAAATCATTATTCCTTACAGTGCTAAACGTAAAGTTTTCGTCATTAGATCTATCGTTAATTGAATAAATTGAACAATGCTCTGTTCTATCAAAAAACCATTGCTTTACCATTTTTCCATAATTATCCTGAGTCTCTATCGAATAATACACATCACAGTGCATTGGAAAGAATAGGTTGTAACATGCAAATGTTGTCATTATAGAACTCCAAGGCTATAGATCGGCCTAACGTAGGCAGAAAGAATTCTATCGGCAATTCTATTTCCAGTATCCTTAAATGCAAGATCATTAAACTTAATATTGAACTGATCGCTCTTGTATTCTGAAATATATTGATTTACATAGGGAAGATTATTGCACTTAATGTCATTGATAAGGAGACTGGTAGCCTGCTTTATGTCTTGTGGAATGATGGGCCATCCTGTTTCAACCAATACTACATAGTCCCATCCAGATGGAAACATTACAGAGTTACCCCCGTAGTCTGAAAATGTTTTAGTATCGTATGTTTCGTACGCAAAGTTTGGTGAATCGTTAGTGTTGTATAGAGTAAAGGAATCTGACGCACCCCTTCTTATGTTTACTGGCCTTGATTGTGTTCTATTAAATCCAGTTGCACTAGGCATTACTACGCTGATAGATGCTTTGTCTGGAGTTATGTAATATTCCCTTACATTTGTCCAAGTTTCTTCATTAGCAGGTTCTGTGTCATATACAACTACATCGTTTTCATATACCCGAACTATTTTATTAAGTCTAAATGGAACTGATAGATAGTCATTGCCCAACCCTACGGTTTCGACCGTTTCTCTTGTATACATGAATCCACCAGTTATTGAGTTAATTATTGCTCTTGCAATTTCTTCATATATTATTGCATTTGCTATATCTTCTGGAGTTTCAGCAATAGTTAATGGGTTTACATATGGACGCATGACTGTAATTGTGTCTACCCACACTAAATCTCCGCGTAAAATTGTTGTTTCTGGTGTCATTGAAAGATTGTAATAAATTTCTCCACGATATTCGTCGTCATACCTAGAAAAATAATTGGGTAAGTCTATAGAGATTACTCCGTTTGAGTCGCTGGGACTGATAATCTCCACAAGATCTCCCGCGTGGCTATCAAGAATGCACAAAACATATTCTGTATCTGCTTCAAATCCAGACTGAGTAAATGTCAGCGGAAAAGGTTGCGTTCTTGAAATTTCCATAAATTACTTACCGAAATAAGTCGCTATTTCTTCAGGAGTAGCCTTGCGGATACCATCCCTAGAAAGCCACTTTTCGGATGCCCCCTCTGTTACGATATTATAACCCTTTTCTAATTCTCCAACATCTGACCAACGAATATTCTTGTTTGACCAAAGTGCAATCTTTTCTGAAACCTTTTTTGGCTCTTCTTTTTCCTCTACAATGATTTTTGCAAGTGCTATGTCAGCAGCCTTTGATCCAAGAACGTTTTCAGGATTCTTTTGCATGTTTGAAGATGTAGAAGTTTTCTTTTTGGCTGGTCCAGTGATAACCTTTTGGCTGTCATCGTTAACAACTTTTGCCACCTTTACGTTTTTAATTACTGGGTTTTCTTTTGCTACTGCCTCTACAGCAGTTTCGTTTTCTTCAACATCTGATTTTTCTTCTACCAAATCTACTGATTCCATCATGTAACACCTCTCCTTTATAGTAATTATATCATTATATGCTTAAGGGGAGGGACCGCAGTCCCTCCCCAAAGCATAGCATGTTTGATATTAGGAAACAACTGGAGTTGCTTCTGCATATGCAATTGCGTCTAGTTCTTCCCATGTAAGACCAAAACGGACGAAAATTGTATATTCAATTGTGTCCTTCTTTGGCTTGTATTCACGGTTGACAGTGATGTCTCTCTGGAAACCCCATACACGGTTCTGTGGGAATGTCAAATCGACATAACCAGCAGGGTAGTAAGGAACTTCCTGAACATTCATGCCAAGAACACGAGTGGTACGAGCGCCACCAAATGTCTGTCCACCACCTGAAAGGTAGTCTTCACGACGGCTTGGTGTACCGCTAACTCTTGGCATAAGTGCTTCAGAGATAGCATCTGCAAGTGTACCGTTGTTCTTTACAATGTTTGCAAAGACATCTGTGCCTGCGTAGAACTTGAGTCCTGACTTGATAGCACGGTACTTGCGTGGGAGAGCATAAATGATCTCTTGCATTACCTCAGGTGTCCATCCTCCTGTTGTAGTAACAACCGCTTCGTGTGAATCTCCAGCAGTTACCTGATTTACGAAACCGTTCATAATACCAAGGAATGGGTCTATCCCTCCGTTACCGTTGATGGCAAGATCCTCAAGGTCGTTACCGAATGAGTTTGTCATCAAGCGAACTAGATGGTCTTCAAGTGCTGCACCTTCGATGTTATCTTCAAGTGCCTCAGTTGAAACCTCCCAGTCAAGACGAATCTTCTTTGTAGTAAGTTCTACCTTTGTGAATGTTGCACCAGCATTGGTGTAATTACCAAGTGCTTGTGCTGCTGAACGGATGACCCGCTCACCTACGTTGACCTTTTCAAGTTCAATCGTGTTTGCACGCATTGTAACTCTACGGCCATCTTGGGCGAGAACTGTTGCATCCCAAACATAGTCGATAAATCGACGTGCTTGTTCTGGGTTGAGAATACCACCAGGTGCTCCGACTGGATTAACTGCGTTTGGGCCTGTTGTGTCACCGTAGTTTGCGCTTGGGACGTTCCCCAATACACCGGCGACTGGATCAGTAACAGTACCAATACCTCCTGAGGCAACCGCTCCTTGACCTTGGTATAGACCTGGGTTTGGGTTTCCGTATGCAGGAGAAGCACCACTTGGTTGATTTTTTTCTAAAATTTCTTCTGACATTGTTATTTCACCTCCTGAATTTCTTTCTGTTTTATTTAAATAGATCGGCATTTTTGAGGAAACTGCCGCCCCATAGTGATTTTTTAACCACTACTGGTTGTTCCTGCAAGATCTCGCCAAGATCAGCAGACTTACGGAAAGCAGTGTCCTTTTCCACAGCGTCCACGCGCTTTCCAAAACTATCCTTTACTTCACTTACCTCATTGCTAACTCCAGTAATCGCCTTGTTAATGCCTTCAATCTTAGCATCAAGAGCCTTTACTGTTTCAGCAAGAGTAGAAAGGGCAGATGTGAGATGATCGTTAATGGTGTCAATCATTTTGGTTGTTGCATTAACATCCTCTTCACTTACTGCTGCTGGCATATCAGCCTTCATGGTATAGCAGTCGCTGCACGCTCCACCCTTCATAGTTGAAGGAGAACATTCCTTGCCGCATTCGCTACAGTTTTCCATTGCCTTGCTGACATCTGATTCTTCTTCTGAATCATCCATGTCAATTTCTTTTGTGACTTCGACCTCAACAGCCTTTTGTGTGTCTTCCATTATGACAGGAATTGCATCCTCCATTGGTGGATTGACTTGCTCTTCACTCATTGACTTTTCGATCTCATCTACAACGATAATATCTGAATTCATCTTGCTTACCTCCTTTACCTCTGATTTACTAATCGCATTAACTGTTTCCACTAATGAAATATTTTTAATAACGCGACGATTTGTTGGTATAATTATACCGTCTTTTTGTGAGTATAATTTTATTATCACAACTGGATCGTCTGCTTTTGCCATAACGGCAACTTCTTCAGACGAAAGTCTTGCCCCACCCTTAAACACTAAGTCAATTACTCTTCCATAACTATCATCAAACTTAACGTATGAGTCGATGTCAATATTCTTTTGAATTATGGTTTTCTTTGTATTAATGATGATTCCCTTTATCACTGATGTCTTTTCTGGATCATTACTTTCTACAAAGCCAATGTTTGACATAGCCTTGTCGCATTGAGGACAAGCCTTATTTGCTCCATATGACATTTGAATGACATCATCTTTTCTGCACCAAAATACATTCTCAATTGTTGCTTTCATTAAGTATCCTGTTCCTTGACCCTTTTCAATACTAATAACATTAGCAAATTGATTTGCTGGATTGTCAACTAAAGAAAGTTCGCTAAGGGAATACTCTTTAATTACTTGGTATTTTTTATTTAACTCTTCATCAAAAACATCTTCTGAGTCATGAACTTCTCCACCTATTGAAAATGCACTAAGTGTTCCATCAAGTACCTTTTCCCATGTGTCTTGAGCACCTTTGCTTACATAAGCAGATACATAGATCCCGTTGTAGGACTTATTGCTTTCTGCATCAAAATATGTTTCTTCTTTAAAGGAAACTACCTTGCCAACAGAAATTGGCTGATGCATTTCTCTTATGTTTCCTCTGAAAGACTCAAAAGCCTTGATTGATGCCTCAAGTGGAACAACGTCACCTTGTCTATCAAGGTTATCTAATGTTGCAAACCCATGTACCATTCTTTTATCAACGTCTATCTTAGAAATAGGAG